TTAGATTCTCTACGCTAGAATTGCTAGAATGAGTTGATATTCCAGAAGTAGAAAATACTAATTGATCGGGTTTATTGTCCGCCCTGTATGAGGTTATTCCACTAAATCCCCTTGTACAATTAGTAAATGAAGTGCTGGTCTTCCCTCCATATAGAATAATCTCAGAATCAATTCTTATTATTCCATTTGTTTCTGGAAATCCATAAGTAGAAGCCACATTTATGGTTTCGTCTACAAAATCGACACTGCTAGTTAAAAATGTCGAAGATGGGCTTTGTACAACAAATTCCAGAACGTCACCATTGACTGCTGGTTGGGTTAAACTTACTGCAGTTGATTGAACTGTAAAATAATCTACGCTTTTTGTTAACTTAGATCCATTTTTATATACTATGAGGTCATTGACAGAAAAACCACCACTAACTGCGAAGTATGTCTGTGGTGAAATTGGTTTTACCGTAACTGTTCTGCTGAAAAGAGATTCTGCTAAATTATCAACCTTTACATATTGATCAATATTTTGAAGAACATCAAGTGTTCCACTCTTTCCTTCCAAAGAGTTATAATATTCTTTTAGAAATTCACCTACAAGCGGATATTCCTCCTGTACAAAGTCTGGGAGTTGATTTTGTACAATTGAACCAATTTTAACTCTTGTATTTGACATATTATTCTCTTATGATAGAACCATTACTGTAACTTGTTGTTTTTGTATATGTAGATCCAGATGGATCATCGCCAGATGCAATTTTATCTGATAATACGTTCAATGTAACATCACCAATATTCAAATTTAAATAAAGATCTTGTAGACCGATTATATCATTAGATTCTGGTATTGCAGAAATTTCTATAATTGGTTCATTTTCATTTCTAACAGTATCCAAAATATTAATAGCATCTAAATTAATTTCACCTTTCACATAATTGATAGTTCCTGCATTTGCAACTATAATTCTATATTGATCTAATGAATCCAGTCTAAAAATATTAATAACGCCAGTTATACCATTTACATCAGGTACGTCAGACAAATAGACGGGATCTTCAATACCATTAATATAGAATCCTGATGATTTTATATTAAAACCATCGATATTTTTAATGTGAAACTGGTTTCCAAAACAAATTTCATATGTTGCTAAACTATTTAACACTGGTTTCAAATCACGTCTCATTTGAACAGTTGTTATATTAGACGTTATTGATTCATTACTATCATCAATAATTCTCAAGAACTTACTATACTTAAATCTTGCGCCATACTTGTTCAACTCCGAAGAATTGGCATACTTTTGTATATTATTATACACAATACTTGAGACATAATCTGAAGATGGTGCATTATTGTTGTTGTAGTATATTGTACTATCAATTTCAATAGAAAGATATTTTAGGTCTAATATTTCTGGAACAATACCTGCTACAGAATACTTTTTGAGCGCACTCTTTATATTATCTTTTACGCCATTAGAAACAAAGAAACCACCCTCGGGTTTAATTGTAATAAAAACCTTACCGTATTGTGGTGGATCTAAATCTTCTCCACCAAATACAGAAACTGACTCTGCTTCAGGATATATTTGTGGAATAATTGCTTCATAATCACTTGAAGTTACTGCTCTATTTTGTGCCGCATAAATTCTAGTTGCATATTTTTTAATAGAATCTATTGATTCTATTTCTTTGCCTCCACTTGCGGCAATATTAGTTGATATAAGAGAAATGCCATTTGTAACATCAAAGTTATTATTGTCAACAATAGTTCCGTTGAAAACAAAAGAAGAAACTCCGTTTGCAGATTCTCCATTTGTAATTATATAAGAAACATCGACAATATTCTCATTAATTAGTTTCTTACCAAAGATACCATCTCCAAATATAACTTCATATCTCTGATCTTCAATCTCTTGAATAAAGAAGATCTTCGATTCTGAGTTAATATCTAAAATATTACTTGACTGGATATATTTTTTCCTAGGACCAAGAGATCCATCTCTTACTTCAACACGAATGAGTGAGGAATCTATATTTGCATTGTTTAAAATAAACTTTTGATTTGGATCTAGTGAGTTTACCGTATATGTTTCTGTAATATATGTCCCTTCATAGATATCGACATTACTGAAATCAGCAATACCATTAATGACAGGAACGGTCACATCATCAGGAATAGAATAAACATAACTTATGCCATTAAATGAACCTGAAGTGGTCGATACAATTCCCTTCTTCAGAGTTAACGTGAGAGGTTTTTGTGGAGAAGGTGCTGTAGAAGTATCAACGAAAAGAGAAATATTTGCTTTTGATGCTGTTCTGGATCTTGGTGTATATCCAATGCTTCTCGCAATTGAAACAACATTCTCTCTAAGCGTAGCACTATCAATAAAAACCTCATTGCTAATCATATTAGCATTGTATGAGGAAATATATGTATTATATGCTAGAACGTCTAAGATTATAGAAAGATTGGATCCTTCAAAATCATAATCAGTAAAATTTGAGTTCGACCTCAGATAATCTCTGATCGAAGTTTTAATCTGATCGAAATCCAGGTTTGTAAAATTAACTAGTGCCATTATCGTGTTGGTTGTAATGCAAATGTTAACTGTTGGGGTAATACATCAACACCAACTATGTAATAACTAACATTTACGCTAAATTCGTAATCATCATAATTTGGGGTGACTACAACATCTATTAAATCAACTCTTGGTTCATAATTTTCAATAGTGTTTCTGATTTCATCGCGAAGTATAGAAGCACTAATATCATCAATATTTTCAAAAAGAGACTGATTTACCTTAGAACCAAGATTTTGATTGAAAAATCTCTCTCCAGGTTGAGTCAAAACTAGATTACGTATTGAACGTGCGATTGCAGTTTCATTTTTAATCGCAATCAAGTCATAATTCAGGGGATTAACCTGAAAGGATAAACTAATGTCTTTAAATGCTTTGCTTATCCTTTCAGAAGGCATAAGAAATGATGATAATTTTAATAATCTATCTTATTTATTACCGATTTTTTGATTCATAAAGAGGTTCTGTTCCATATTCCCAATCATCATAGTCTTCATCATTGCGAATTCTTTCGTGAATTTCATTTTGGTGATAAAAATCGTGTTTTTTTGGATTTAAATCGTCATTTGCGATTTCTCTAAGCATTTTTTGATCCATTTTTGCTCCTGATTATTGAAAATCAGAACTTTTTACGGGGTTGCTATCCCGATATTTGTAATTTCGTACATAAAATCGTCAGATGTCTCAATTTTGCGACGATTTTCGACTGAATATTCTGTTAGATCAATCTCATAACCTGGATTTTTGGTAATTCTATTCTTTGTCCATGCATCATCGTACCATAAAATCTTATTATTGGGATATGCATAGAAGTTTCCATTATCCATCTTGAAAAAATGAGCACACTTATGCTCTGGCGTCTCACTAAAGTTAGTATTCAAAGTAGATTTTGACTCCCATGACCAATCAAGAGTGAATAGGTAAGTTCCTTCATTCTTTTCTCCGCGATAGTTAATCAGTTCAGCACGTAAGTTAGCCAATCTTGAACGTATTTGAACATCAATATAAGGAGAAAAGCAATCCCACCACATACACTCTTCTAACTCAGGTACTGGGGCATCTGGTTTCCAACAAAATGCATGAATGGGTCTACGTGTCCAGTTCACCCCATTCTCTAGAAACGCCTCAAAGAGGGGTACGTGCTTCTCTAAGGACGCTACAGAGTGTACGTCGCATAAAGTTACCTCACCGTGACCTTTTTTGTGATTATAAAGAAACTCATTGCGAATGTAGCAAGTAATTGTCGGAAGATTATGATTAAGATATGCCATATTAAGATACAAAAAAAGCAGGAGTAAATCCTGCTCTATCTATATTATTTTCCTTGACCGCGATACTTTTTCTTACGTCCATTGCGAGAGGTCGCACTCAACAATGTACGAGGAGAACGTCCTTGACGAGTTTTCTTAGGTGCTCCTGCTTCGAAAATAGTCTTATTAGATCCGCCTTTAGTCATTAGATTTCCTCCATTTCAATTAGATTAGGATCAATATCTTCTCCCGAGTAAAAACGCTCTGAGAGATCTTGAAGAATCTCAGCACAGTCTTCTATACTGAGATCTTTATAAATTGTACGACCTTTATATAAAAGATTGTAGTGTTTGTCCATCAGATAATACGAGTCTTTTCGTGTCCTACGCGAATACGAGGATCGCACCAAACTTCAAACCCGGCATCTTTAGCATCAAGACAGAATGAAACATCTTCGCCACACATATCCTGAACTTTACCAGAATCAAAGACTTGCATCTTCGGAGCAAACCAAGGATATTCAAGATTCTCAAAGACTCCATTCTTAATCAGTACCCAACCAAAACCTGTGTAATCTACAGTGAATGGCTTACGACGCTTGCTGATTGATTCCACAGTTTCGTGGTTCATTACTCCACCATTCTTACGGAAATCATCCTCTTCTAACCAGTGTGCGACAGAAGTTGTGTGACCATCCTCAGTTGCGTACCAACCTGCGACGATTTCCTTCTCCTCACCTTCCTCATTGAGTGCAAGATCACAGAGTTGCCAGAACTTGTTAGTGTCAAAAACAATATCACTATCAATCCATAGTTGATAATCATACTGTAGTTTACCATCCCAAGGAATCTGATTAGGTCCGCGAAGTACATTTGCACCAAGTACTTTACAACGTGCAAAGTTAACCATTGAACTATAGTCTTGCGAAATCTGAATACTCATTCCATTCTGTACCATATCAAAGCACAGTTGTACAAAGTTCTTCAGAAAGATATAAGAACATCCTCGTCCAGGTAGACAGAATACAATACTCTTACCTCGCATCCTTTCTTTAATCCCATCAATATCCCATTCTTCTTTGGGTTTGGGTGCTGATGCCTTAACAGTAAATCCTTTTGTCATAAGTTAAATAAACCTTCAGATCAATTTTATCAGTCTATATATGACTTGTCAATATTTCAGTGAGAGGAGTCCAATACCATCCTCTTATTCACTGTAAGTTCCTCATACGTTAAATCACACTCATCATAACCCGTGTCTAATACATTCACAAGTTTCTTTAGTGTGCTCCAAGTATTACTGAACTCCTCCTCCTTTAATGAATGAAACAAACACTTATCCTTTGCGTATATGTGATATATTTGTTCCGTTGCAGTCATAAAAATATCTCCGGAATTTTTTCTTTCAGTTTTATTTTGTTACAGCATTATATATCAACACTACACAAAAACCTAGTGCGACAAAAAAAGGACGTGGATAACGAATCAACCAGCCCGCTAATACAACCTTCCAGAATGACCAATACGGAGTTCTTCTGCGGGGGTATTGAGATCTTATCATACTTCCGGAAATTTTTTATGAGATTGATAGTTCTCTCGCGTTTTGTCACCTCTGTAGGTTAGGGTAGTTTGGGTTTTTTATAAACGCAACGCCGCGCGGCGCGATATAAACAATCAACGCAATAACTGCCAGATCACTATATCAAACCATCATAACACTGCTGCCCCTCAGTGTCAACCAAGGGGCACACAGTTAGTTACACTTAGAAGGCAATCTCTGCCAGAGTAGGAATACCAATCACCTGCGCAATCACGGGCGACTCGACATACTCATAACCACTGACGATTGCATTTAGAATGGACATAATCTCGCTGCCAGTGTTACCTTGTGCCAGGAGAGAAAGCATTGCGGTCTTGGACATAATAACGAAGAAAAGTGTCAGTTAGTGTGTGAACAGTAAGTGTTAATCAGTTGGCAAAGACTTCGGCGCAACTATCAATACCCTCCTGCTCAATGTCGGAGACGATAACATCGAGGATGGAGAGAATCTCATCACCAGTGTTACCTTGAGCCAGCATCGAAAGGATAACTTGCTTGGACATAATAACGAAGAAAAGTGTAGTGAACTGTGAGTGCCTAGTTTATACTCATACGACATGAGTTGGTGTTACTTAGAAGTCGAACAGATCGCTATTGATCTGGATCACATTTACTGCAGGATCGTTGAACTTAACCCCGTCAGGAGTTTGTGTCATAAACTCCCTGATATAAGAGACGAAATCTTGATACGAACCGCACTCACTGGCGATATCATACAGACCCTGATCATTGTTGATCCAGAGTGCAACATTCCAGGTCTCATAATTCTCCCAACCGTTGTAGGAAATGTCGAGAGCATTGCGTTGGAAAGTGTTAGTCATTTGGTAAGTCTTAAGTGTTAGCGGGGCGGTGAGTTGTGTGCCCCTTATACTATAGGCTCACTTTCAAGGTGAGCAACTTTATTTTATGCGTTCTTCAATGTCACTGAGGACCTGCAAGATCACCTCACGACTATCCTCACCGTTCTCCTCTAACTGTTGCATAACGTCTTGCAGTTGTGGTAGAATAGCAGTGGTAATCTGTGGCACCCTGATGATGCTCATTTCGCCCAAATTCTTGTATTTTAGTGGTCTCATAGTTTTGTTAACATAAACCCCCATTATTTAGCGTATTATGTTAACAAAACTAAAACGCCTTATGTGGTATAAATTGCTACCAAATCACCATCTATCAGGTGCATTTAGGTCCTCCACATAAGCATCACACTTCTCTGCAGGTTCCAACTTGAATAACTTCTCCCAGTCAATCTGATGCGGATCGAAGTCACCGAACACTGATAGATCCAGAGTAATCCTATAACGCTGCTTCTGTGCTTGTGAGTATGCAACGGACATAAGTGCGCTCCTGTGTGTTATGAGAGTACTATAAGTCTTCTGGGCATTGATGTCAAGGTCTTGGGGGTATTAATGCGGGGGTGGTGGATTTTTGCGGGGGGATTGTGAGGATTTTGTGACCCTGGGGTTGACAAAAGTGCGGTTCTGTGTTAACGTCGGGTAAGATCACAAGACCCAGAGACATTAAAAGGGTACAAATAGGTCTTTAAATGATACGAATTCATATCATTATCACCTTTTAATACTAATCATTATCAGCAATCTAACACACACGTTTATATTTAAAAAGACATTTATTTAATAAAAAAACACTTTTTAACGTTATTTTATGCTTTTAGACATAAAAAAAGGCACCTTATGTGGTGCCTCTATACTATATCAATCAAGTGCTAATCTGTACCGAGCATAATCCTCTGCATCGCTACGTTTGCGGAATCGTGCTTCTTCACCTTCAAATCGTAATGGCAAATACCTATACTTCTTTCCTTCCTTGGTGATAACAGTTCGGGAGAATAGGTGCAGTGAGTAACTACCATCCTCACTTCTTTCCTTCTCTTTCTTTACAATGAAAGGGAGAACTTGTTGATCGTTGAATGACTGTTTAGAGAGTAACATTGTGTTCAATTTGTATAATCAATAATGAGTTGTTCGAGTGTATGAAGCGTCTTTACATTCCAGTTCTTAATATCACCATGAGGAGCATAGAGTTTGCTATACCATTGACCATAAAGATCAGGATTTAAGTGTTGGACTTTCTCTAGAGTGTCAGCAATGAGAAAGTCAATTTGTTTTTGGTAAGTCACTATACTAATTCAGCAGGACTTCCACACGATTTATAAAACTCAATCATACGATTTGCTTCCTCTAGTGTAGAGAAAGTTTGCGTTCTCCATTGTTGTTGATAAGGTGTAAAGTAGCGAATCGTGAACATCAGAACTTCTCCATCCATTGTTGAATCTTTTGCAGTGCAGTTTGTTGATCGTTACACTTACACTTACGGAACTTGGTTGTATTCAAACCTTTTGAAATCAGTTCCAGTTTGCCATCAGCAAGGCAGAAGATTCCATATCGTGAGTTATGAAAAATGTTGTTAATCCAGGAATCTTGAGTATCAGCACTGACCTTAAAAAAGATCGAAGTGTGACTACCAAGAGTGCTAGTATCAGTGTGAAGATAAGGGAATGACATTGTGGTTTCAGTGGAAGTGCTCATACTATAGGTCCAGTTTGGAGGTGAGTAACTTTAATTCAATCGTTCAGTTATAGACACCAATCAGCACCTTCAGGATCAAACAATGTCCAATTAACTAGGTCCTCTTGAATGATATTTTCTTGGGCAAAATCTCTGGCATCTTGTTCAGTCTCGAACTCGTGAAAGTTGAGAATATCGTCGTCATTTTGTAGAATAAAAGTCATCAGTTAAGCACCATACCTTCAGTGAAAGGAACTGTGTTGCCATTATCAATCACAAACCATTCAAAGTCACGTTGAAAGATACGGGCATCATTTCCGTGCTCTTTCAGTATAGCATTGAGACGTGATTTGGTGGTTGGAGTTTTATACCCACAGGTGTAAAGTTCAAGGAAGGTATCACCAATCGTTGCGATATGATTGCCATGCAGCATAACATATGAAGCGTCACGTTCGGTCGAATAAGTTACCTCCGTGTTGTCATTTTTCCAGTCAGTGCAATCAATGATTGCTTTATTCATTTGGAGTTCAATCTTTCGCATGGTAGGAAGTTTCAGTGCTTATACTATAGGTCCAGTTTGGAGGTGAGTAACTTTAATTGTGACTACAGAGAGAATACTTTATATGTCACAAGTTGGGAATCTTGATCATACTTTTCATAGGACCAAGTTCCCTCAGTTTGTTCAACATAAGAGTGAACATTGTCGTTGGAATCTTCTTTCCAAAATGCCCCAGTTTCAGGTTGGAAGAAATAACCAGAAGCGATAAGTGCGTCAGTGAATGTCATTGTGGTTTCAGTGTTAAGTGACAATAATCAGGCAGCGATTGCAGACTCTAGACATACCTCACGGGTTTCTAGGATAGCATAATCAAAACCCTCAAATTCTTCTAGGTGCTTTTGATAAGCAACAGCAG